ACTCCGGCCCCGCCCGCACGCAGAACCCCCCGCCCCCGAGGAGGCGCCGCCCCGCGCGCCCCCGCCGCGAGCGTGTCCCACTCGACGGTGTAGCCGTGATCCCCGAAGGCGTGGAGGATGGAGGCAAAGCCCTCGCCGTTCTCGACGCTGAACAGGCCGGGCGGGTTCTCCGCGACGACCAGCGGCGCGTCGATGGCGGCGGCGAAGTCCACGAACCAGCCCCAGAGCCATCGGTCGTCTGCGCGACCCTTGCGGAGTCCTGCGTGGCTCGCTGCCTGGCACGGAGGACCACCGGTCAACACGTCCACCCGCCCGCGCCAGTTGGCAGGGTCGAGGGCAAGCGCGTCCTCAAGGACCGGGACGCCCGGGAAGTGTCGCCGCAGGACGGCAGCGGCGTACTCGTCGCGCTCGACCAGCCCGACATGCTCGACCCCGGCGCGGTGCCAGCCGAGAGCCTGCCCGCCGCAGCCTGCGAAGATCTCGAGCGCCCTCACGCCCCACCCCCGAACAGACTCGCCTGTCCCCTCATCGCCGCCTGCTCCCTTGACTCCCCAGCCAGCCGCCGCAGCGCCCTCGCGTGGCGGTCGGCGTCGATCTCCGCGCCGACGTAGCGCCGACCCAGCCGAGCGCAGCAGCGAGCGAGCGAGGCCGACTCTCCAGCGAACGGATCCAGCACCAGCCCGCCCTCGGGCGCGACCGTCCGCACGAGCACGTCGAGCGCCGCCTGTGGCTTCTCGCTGTGCCCGAGGCGCGGCGCGTGGATGGCGTTCGTCTGTCGCCCATCGGCTGGGCGTGGCGATCCCTTGACGTAGAGCAACCAGAACTCGGAGTCGCCCGCAGCGTGGTAGCCCATCCCAAAGCCGCCCTGCTTGGTCCAGCAGCCGCCCGTGACGTAGCGCCATCGCATCGACTCGTGGGCGGCGAACCACTCGGCCAGCTTGGGCCAGGTACACCACACGGCGAGGTAAGCGAAAGGGCCGCAGAGCGGGTAAGTGGAGTCGAGGATCGAGGCGATCCAGCGGTCGCCTCTCGTCTGGTAGAGGTCGCCAGCCCCAGCGGTCCCACTGCCTCCGGATGTGTCGCCCTGGTACTGCCACGGCGGGTCTGCAACCACGCCCGACACGCTCCCCTGCTCCAGCGAGACGATCAGTGACTCGGCGTCGGTGTTGCGAATGTCGATCATGCCCCACCTTCCATCTGCGCCCTTTCGGGCTCTGTTGTATGTCGGGTCACGTCGCGGGGCTCAGAACCCAGCGAGACGCCTTGTCCGCTCGCAAGGCGGGCCAATACGGCACCCAGCGCGGTCGCCAGGCGAATCGGGTCGCCCGGCTCGTGTGTCGCCATGGGCTCGTCGGTGCGCGGGCGGAAGATGCCCGCCGACAGGTTCTCGTCCAGTTCGCGCTTCCACGCTGCCTCTTGCTCTGGTGTTGGAAAGTTCATCACCATCCTCCTGTCGGTGCGCGGAACCGCTGATAAGGCCCTTGCCAGTCGAGGAACGTCCGGTCGCCCTCACCAAAGCGCGCCTTGATCGGGATGACCTCAGCCTTGCCGCGCATCTCGCTTGCCTCGTTGTAGAGCTCGTCGCGGTACAGCCCAAGGACGGTCGCCGCTACCTGCTCAATCGTGCCGCCGTAAGCGATGTCGCCCATCTGCGGGCGCTTGTTCGGTCGCTTGAGCGCGTCCTTGTTCATCTGGGCCGCGAGCAGGACAGCCACGCCGCAGTCTTTGGCGATCTGCTTGCTCAGCAGGCCGACGTGCTCGAGCTGTGCAACGCGATTCGCCTTCGGGTCACTGGCGCGGACGATGTGGGCGTGATCGATGACGATCCACTTCCAGCCCTCCCGCCGAACACCGGAACGGGTGCGCGCCCAAATCTGCTCCATCGTCAGCATCGCCTCGTCGGTGCGTAGCGGAGCCTCCCCGAGTCGCTGGCGGGCGGCGTCGAGCGCCACGATGTCCTCGTCGGTGCAGGTCTTCGGCCTCTGGACGCGGTTGTAGTAGACGCTGGCCTCGGCGCTGAGCCGCCGTTCCGTCATCCTGCGCCGGTCCATCTCGAGGGCGAAGTAGCAGCCTGGAATCCCGAGGTTCGTCGCCAGATGCCGCGCGATCTGATCGCAGAACACCGACTTGCCGGTGCGGGGCTGTGCCACGCAGATCGTGACCTCCTTGTCGCAGAGCCCGCCGATGGACTCGTTTACCTGCGGCCAAGGCGTCTCGTAGACCGTCGAGCCGACCTCCCCGGCGACGATGGCGTTGAACACGGCATCCACCGTCTCGGACTCCCACGACACGGACGACTCGACGGCATCGCCAGAGCCGAGAGCCGCCTGGAGGGTCGCCAGCGTGTCGTCGGGATCATCGCCAGTCACCAGCGCCTGCTCGGCGGTCTTGATGGCCTGTAGTGCCTTCCTGGCTCGCTCGTGCTTGAGCAGCGCGTTGAAGTAGACCGGGATGTTGGACACGGACGGACAGGACGCAGGGAGGCCAGCGACGAAGGCGTAGCCCCCGATGGCCTCCATCTTCCCGCGCCGGTCGAGCTCCGCGCCGATGGTCACGAGGTCCAGTGCGCCAGCCTTGTCCACGGCGAAGAACACGTCCCAGAGCAGGGCGTTTGCCTCGCGGTAGAACGATGAGCGAGTCAGGCCAGCGGCGGCGGCGTCGTGGATGACGTGGGGCGCGAGGATGGCGGCACCGAGTACGGCCCGCTCTGCGCCGATGTCGTGGGGGATGTTCATCGCGCCACCTCCAGCCACCGCTCGACACGCGGAGCCATCCACGCTGCCGGGGGTGCGCCTGGCTTGCCGGTCAGGTACTCGACTGCGGCGTCGGTCGTCTTCGGGCGCTGCCCCATCATCGCCAGCGCAAAGAACGTCGAGCGGTGCGCCTCGCCTTCACCCGCCCACCATGCCGACCACTCTGCGCGCTCTGAGGGGGCCTGAGCCTTACCGCGCTTCACCCACTCGCGGACCCAGGGCATGCGCTCCGAGACGTGCGACGGGCGCATCAGGCTTTCAAAGGAGTCGTATCCGTCGTCGCGGCACAGCCGAGCCCGCTTGTGGTCAGAATCGCGGACCCAATCGAAGTACGCGCAAAGGGCCTTGACCGGATCGGGGCTGTCGCTGAGGTCTGCGAGTCGCGCCTTGATCGTGGTGGTCTGACTCCGCTTGCCGGTCGATGGCTCCTTGCGGGCTGTCGGGTTCCGCTTGCGCCAGTGAGCCCAGACCTCATACACCCGAGGGTCACTCTTCGTCCCCTTGGGGACTATAGGGGTTTGGCTCTCCTTGGCTCTCCTTGGCTCTAGGCGCTCCGACGACGCCTCTACTGGTTGCGCTTTCGGGGTGGCCGGTGTCTCGAAACCGGAACGCAAGCGTTCTGATTTCGGAACGCTAGTGTTCTGATATGGGGACACCTCACCGACAGCGGGCGTCCAATGAACGCGCCCAGGATTGCGGTGGAATCCGCACGTCCATCGCTCGTAGTCCTTGCAGACGAGGAAGGACCGCCGACCGCGATCGTCCGTCTCCCCGGTGGGAATGATGATCCCGGCGTCTACAAGCGTCGTAAGAGCCTGCGATGCCGTCGAGCGCGAGCCGCCGATAGACTGTGCGAGCCCAGAGCCGCCAAGACTAAACGGGACAGGGGCGCCGCCCTTGCTCCACCCGTACTGTCGCCACAGACACTCCATGAGTGCGCGACCCTCAACGGGGCTGAGCTTCGCCAGCACTGCCGCCCGATAGAGCTTGTTTGCGATGCGGATATGTCCGCGTTCAACTTGTACGTCAGCCATCAGGCGCAAGCCTCCCGAACCCCTTCCGAACCCCATCCGGTGTCGTCGCAGATCGTGGCGACACCGCGCAGCAGGCCAGCAATTCTCGTCGGGCGGTCGCAGGTCCGCAGGTAGAGATAGAGCGCGGTCGTGGAGTACGGCAGCGGCTCGAGGTCGAGCATCCCGCCGCTCACCCACAGCGTCCTCGGCACCTTGTTCCAGCGCGCCATCAGAGCGCCTCCTTGTCGATCCAGTACATCCTCGGCAGCGGCGCGCCGAACCCCGCGCTGTCGTCAGACCAGCGCATCGGCCACCCTGCGCGCACGAGCGCGGCCAGGTCGCGCTTGATCGTCCGCTCGGTCACGCACAGGCGCTCGGCCAGCTCTGCCTTCGTCCGAGGCGCCCGGAGCAGCTCCTGCGCCACGTCCGCCACGCGGTAGGCACTCATCGCCTCGCCCTCTCGGCGGCAAGCACGTCCTCCTCGGTCAGCCAGTCGCGCATGGTCACGGAGCCGCCGGTCATGCGCTCGATGACGGCGCAGGCCCGCCAGCCAGGACGCGACCGCCCCGCCAGCCAGTGGCAGACGTTGGGCCTCGTGACCTCGCACGCAGCAGCAAGGTCAGCATAGGTTACTTCGTTCTCGGTCAGCCATCGCCGCAATCGAGCCGGGGCGGCACCCGGTGTTTGTGCATTCATTGGGCGACCGTACCTTCTAGATTTTCTTACCGCAACGCTTGACCGTCCGATTACGTACAGGTAGATTAACCATCAGTGGCGGACTGGACCCGCCCGGAGGACTGACCCATGAGCGATTTCATTGGATGCAAGGTCTGGACGCCCGAAGGCCCGCGCGCGGAGCGCGTGCTGATTCTCGGCTCTGCTGATGGCCTTCCCGCTGGCTGGTTTCGGTGCAAGTGCGGCGATGGTCAGATCAACGCCATCCACGAGCGCAACCTGTACCTCACGAAGCCCGCCGCGCTTCGTCGCGTCTAGCAAGGAGGACTGACCCATGAGCTACTACGACCTGCCCGACGACTGGGGCTCCTACTACCGGACCTGCGCGGACTGCGGCGAGCGTTACCACGCCAGCGGCGTGACCGAGTGCGCCTGTGCGGTGTGCGAGGACCACCACGAGCGCATCCCGCCCGGGTCCGACTACTGCCCGAGCTGCCCGCGCTGCATCTCCTGCGACGAGCAGGCTCCGCTGACCGGAGCTGGCTGGTGCTCCGAGTGCCTGCGGATGCCTGTCGAGGACATGCGCGAGGTCAACCCGCCGCGTTGCGGTCACGGCGACGACTGCGACGGCTGGAGCGCCATCGTCGGCGCCTGCACGCGCCCGCCATACGATCCCATCCCGTCGTCCGTCCGCGCCGCCATCGCGGTGCTCGAGGCAACCGTCGAGCGCGCGGGCCTGCATCTGGCTCCGGTGCTCCTGCACACCACCGAGGTTCTCGAGGCTGGCGAGGACTGCGCGCAAGGACGCTATTGGCCCCGCCTCGGAGACGCGCAGATCGCCGGGCCGCGCCCGGAGTAGATCCCTCCCGCCCTGCCCACCCTCCGGGGTCGGGCGGGTCCAAGGTGGGCGCGCGGGGCGCCCACGGGACAAGCCGCAAGGCACCCCGCAGCATCACGCCCACTTAAAGGGCATGGAGGACGACATGAGCAACGAGAGCAACGAGAGCAAGACGTTTGCAGCCGCGCTGGCCGCTGCACAAGCGAAGATGAGCAACCCAATCAAGAGCTCGGTCAACCCGCAGTACCGCTCGCGCTACGCCGACCTGGCGAGCGTGCGTGATGCTGTTGTGCCCGCTCTTGCATCCGAGGGCATCGGCATCGTACAGGAGGAGCTCTCCGAGGCGCGGGATGGCTCGGTGTGGTGCGGCGTGCGGACACACCTGGTCCACGGCGACATTTGCGTGACCTACGGCCCTCTGTGGTGTCCCGTTGTGCCTGTGGTGAGCAGGGACGGAAAGGAGCAGGCGATCACCCACGCCATGGGCTCGGTGCTGACGTACCTGCGCCGCTACGCCCTCGCGTCCATCGCGTGCGTGGCCGCCGACGACGACGACGACGGGAACGGCGCCGGCAGCGCACGCCAGCCCGCGAAGAGGCAGCCGCCCCGCCCGGACCCGCTGGCGCAGGCCCGCGCCGAGCTCATGCGCGCGACCGAGGCGGCAGGGCTCGCAGGGGACGCGAAGGCCGAGGACCGGGAGCGGGTCTGCTGGGACGTGCTCGGGATCAGCCCCGCCGCCGCGTGGACGGACGCCGCCGCGCTCCGCAAGCTCGCCGGCGCGCTGAGGGGGCAGTCGTGAACAACTGGATGACCATCCTGACCGCTCGCTGTCGTCTCTGGCTCGCTCGTCGGGCCGAGGCGCGGCGGGCTGCGACCGAGGACCGGGCTCGGGCGCGTGCGCTCAGGGCTGCGACCGACGCGATGAGGAGGGTGTGATGCCGATCCACACCTACGACACCGAGGCGGACTGGCTGGCTGATGCTCGCCGCACCGCCCCCGACTACCACCTAGGCGCTACCGCTGTCCGCTCCCTGATGGGGGTCGGCTACGCCGACAGCGGGCCGTGGTCCGTCTGGATAGACGCAATGGGTCTGGCCGAGGAGCGCGACGACAACCGAGCCATGAGCGCGGGCCGGTACTGGGAGGCGCCCGCCGTCGAGTGGTACCGGCTGACCATGCACGCCGACGTGGACGCGCGGACATGCAGGGCCTGGAGCGACGATGCCCCGTGGCTCCGCGTGTCGCCGGATGCTCTGGTCGGGTCGGACGGGCTGCTCGAGGTCAAGTGCCCGATGCGCTCGTCCGAGTGGGGCGCGGAGTGCGAGATCCGGAGCGCCACCAGCCCCGAGGCGGCGTCGGTCCCGACCAAGCACCTGGTCCAGTGCTACGCGCAGATCGCCGCGACCGGACGCGCGTGGTGCGACCTCGTGGCGTTCCTGGGGCCGCACAGGCTCCAGGTCTACCGCGTCCACCGGGACGAGGACTACCAGCGGGCCATCGTCGCGCACGTCACCGCGTGGCGCGAGGTCCACCTGATCCACGGTCGCCCGCCCGACTACGACGGGAGCTCCGCGTGCTCGCGGTACTACGCCGCCGAGCATCTGCGGAGGCAGACGGACGAGTCCGAGGTGGCGACCGCCGAGCAGGAGCGAGCGATCGACGGCTGGCTTGATGCCCGCTCGGCCCGGGACAGCGCGGAGAAGCAGTACGGCGCGGCGAAATCGGCGCTCCTTGCGGTGCTCGACGCCAAGCGGACCACGGTGCCCGGTCTCGGTCGAGTCACCATCGACACGCGCGGCACGCCGCGATGGGCGGAGGAGTGATGGCCACACTATGCGACATGCACAGCCGCCCCGCGCATCTCTGCGACGAGTGCGACCACCACGCGGAGGCATCTCACGCTGCGGAGGAGGTCGCGGAACTTGTCCGCATCGGTCCAATTGGCGACACGGGTCGCCTTTTCGCTGCGGAGTGGACTCGACTGCTTGTGGCGCATCTCAAGGCGCTTGGCGTGGACGTGGGCAAGTGACCTACCGAGTCACCATCCCCGGCGAGCCGGTCGGCAAGGGCCGGCCTCGCGCTGCTGCGACCAGGGCAGGCGTCCGCATGTACACGCCAGCCCGAACGGTGACGTGGGAGCGCGGGGCAGCCTACGCGATGCGGGCGGCGCACAGCGGACCGCCGATGACCGGCGCGCTCGCGGTCGATGTGCTGGCCCTGCACCAGCGCCCGCAGCGGCTCGACTGCGGCCACAAGCGGCAGCCGTGCTCCTGCGCGGACGACTGGCGCGACAGGCAGCCGCACATCGGCCCGCCCGACCTAGACAACGTGCTCAAGGCGGTGTGCGATGCGCTCCAGCTCGCGGGCGTCGTCGCTGACGACCGGACGATCTGCCGCGCCACCGCGCGCAAGGACTACGCTGCACGCGGCGAGGAGCCGTGCGTCATCGTCACGCTGAGGAGGGCCGACTGATGGAGACATGCACGACCACGGAGGCAGCCTGGCTCTGCCGGATGCTGCTCATGCACGGGCGAGCGACCGACGACGAGCGCGAGCGCACCGGGGCGCTGCTGCGGCTGATGGAGCGGCGACAGACCACACAGGATGAGGCGCTGCTGCGGGCGGCGCTGGAGGACGGACGATGAGCGACGACGAACAGTATCAGGCGTTCCTGCGTGACCTCGATCGCGGCGAGGAGAGAGACGATGGAAGAGATCAAGCCGACGTTCAGGGTTGAAGGCACTTCACGCGGGCTGCCAGAGGTGAAGCGCCTGCACCTCCCGGGCATCATCCTCAAGTCCGACTGCCCACGGTGTGGTCGGGAGTGCTCCGTTGACCTCGCAGATGAGTACCTGAGCTATGGGGAGGCGGAGGCAACTTTCTACTGCGGCGGGTGCGAGCGCGCGGGCGTCGAGTCCGACTGGACCATCTGTTTTCAGGGCGAGGTCCGTTTGCTCCCTCTGGATGAGTGACCCACCGCGGCGGGCGTCTCGGGCGACCGGGGCGCTCGTCGCTCAACCTCACCGCAGGTACGCCGCCACCGCGTCCGCGAGGGCTGCGAGTAGTGCGCCCTCCCGCTCATTGAGCCTTGCCACGTCGCCAGCGTTGCTGACGAACGCGGGCTCAATCAGGCAGCACGGCACGGTCCAGAGGCCGAACAGCAAGGACGCGCCTCGGTGGTCCCGGGGGATGGGCTTCACCCCTCGGTCGCGCAGGCCGAGAGCGCCGACCATCGCCGCCTGGACGTGCGTGGCCAGCCGCAGATCCTCGGCGTCACCTGCCGCCGTGAGCGTCTCTGTGCCGGTCGCTGACGCAATGGCGGCGTTGAGGTGGAGCGACACTGCGCAGCGAGGCTCAAGCGCCAGCACGCGCCCGGGGAGCTCGCGGTAGCCGCTCCGGGTGTCCGCCCGCTCGACGACGGCGACGGACAACCCGCGCTCACCCATGGCCCCGGCGAGGTACTGCGCCGAGTCCATCCACCACGACCACTCGGTGATGCCGTGACCCGACGCGCCCTGGGCCGAGCGCCGGTGGCCGACGATGAGGGCGCAGTCGATCACGGCAGCTCCGGGCACGCCCGCCCGCGCAGCGACTCCACCATCAGGTCCCGCACGTCCTCGCACTCCGGGCGTTGGGCCGAGCTCTGGCCGTACTGGAGGCACGTCGCCCACTGGCACTCCGGGCTCATCGGGTCACCGCCCGCCGCCGTCCGACACTGCACCGGCACGTCCGCTAGCTGGTCGCGAATCTCGGCGTCGATCACTATGGGGCGCGTCGCCGTCTCCAGCAGCGCCGCCTGGCCCTCCTGGAGCGCGACGATCGACGCGGAGTGCGCCTCGAGGGCCTTGGCAGTGTGCTTGGCGTGCTGCCCGCCTGCGATCCCGACGCCCGCGCCGATCCCGGCTCCGGTCGAGACGATGACGGCGATCAGCGCGATGATGGGTCCGATGATGGGGTCCATGGCTCTCTCCTCGATGGTCATCAGCACTCGTCCACGGGGACGACGCCACCGAGCGCCGCCCGCATCGCCTGCGCCCGCTGGGCGAGCACGGGGCACACGGACTCGACGCTGACACCCTCGGTCACGCAGAGCATGGCGAGGCAGTCCACGAGCGCGTCGAGGGCATCACGCACCGTCGCGTCGTCGTTGCCTGCGTCGTCCATGGCTGCGGTGATCTGCTTCACCATCCGCGTGATGCGGGCGTTCTCGGCGTCGGTCCTCATTGGCCGTCCATGATGTCGAGGAGCCCGCAGTCGCAGGCCGGAGCGTCTCCGTCGGTGTCCGCGTAGTGCCGGCGAGGGCAGATCGGCAGATGGTCGCAGTAAGGGCGCAGGCGGGACATTCGGTGCCCCAACGGGACATTCGATGTCCCAACTACCCGTCGAGCAGCCAGCTCGTCCAGCAGCTCCATCCGGTCCCTGCGGGAGATGATCAGCGCGGCCAGCTCCACCACCGAGGCGTGGTCAGGCACCGAGCCGACCTCGTGCTTGAGGATGCTGGCCGCGATGGCAACGGTGTCGCCCACGTCCCTGGCGGCGCGCGCCCACTCGGGCGGCGACTGGTCGAGCAGCTGGTCCCATTTCGCTCGCGCGTCCCACACTCCGCCCATGGCTACACCTCCACGAGGGCGTCGAAAGCAGCCCCGGTTGTCACCGAAGTGCCGTCGTCCTCGTCGCCCCGATTGCCGTCCGTCTCACACATCGTCAGTCGCGCTCCTCGCGTCCGTCGTCGTCGCCGTCGTCGCCGTCGTCGTCGTCTGCCGCCATCACGTCAAGAGCGCCAGGCAAGAACGCGCGAACCTTGTGGGCGGGCACGTCGAGCCAGGCTGCAATGATGAGCGTCCACACACCGATGAAGAACGACGCGACGATAGCGACCGCAGTAGCGCCAAAGCGCGACTCGATCAGGCGCACACCCGCAGCGTTCGCGGCGTCGAGCAGCGACACCGAAGGGCCAGCGGCGATGGGCGGGAGAGTGGCGGGCTGCATCGCGGGCACGTCCACCTCTGCCAGAGCTCGCCGGATGGCGTCCCGCTCTGCGCAAGCGTGATTCTCGTGCGCGTCGAGGCGAGCGCCGAGCGCGTCGATGCTGCCGAGCCGATCCGCGATATCCTCCAGCCGCTCGTCTACATCCTTCCGCCAGGCCGACGCTAGCTGCTCCCGCTGCTCGAGCGTAGCGAGGCCGTCGAGTCGGCTCGTCGCCCGCGCAACGTCTTCGCGGAGTCCCTGCATCGCAAACAGCAGTGTCGCGCTATCCGGCATCCCAGCCCCACGGCTTCTCGTCGTCGTCCAGCGGCACGCGATCCACGCCAAGCGGCGTCTCGTCGGGCTGGCTCTCGCGTATCGAGTCCGTCAGCAGCGCGAGCAGCGTGTCTGCGCTCCGCAACACCCGATCTCGCGCGTTCTTCGCGGTCTTCGACGGCACGAACGAGTAGAGGCTATCGGCCATGTAAAGCACGGACCTCCTCCCAATGCGCGTCGATCACGCTCCAAGGGGTCAGCGCCTCGGACGGCGTGTCCTCTGCGATGTCAATCGCCAGCGCCATCGCGCGAACCATCGGCTCGCCATCCACTTGATGCCCCATCACCGTTGCTTCCTGCGCCGCCATGCGCGCATCCTAC